TTTTGTCCATTAGTGAACCCGTGATTCGTTATAGTTATGTTACCAGTATCAGCATTAATCGAACTAGTAGGTATTGTATGGATAGGATCACCTAACCGATAACCAGAACCATCTAATAAGGTTAATCTAAAGCGACCATCAGCTTTTCTGATGAGATTAACAGGCATTGTACTATAATCAAATTGCACCTGTCTATCTGGAGCTGCACACTCTTCCCAGACACCAGTACCATCTTTATCATTATCTCCGAAGAATTTCATATAATAATCGTCTTCTTGTGCTTCAGAGTTAGTGACTTTGACTACATAACCATGCCTACATTGTTGTGGTAAATCTTCAACAGTATCTACATTCTCAGCTAATACATTTAATAACTCACTAACTGGAGATGATATACCAAATCGAGCATCAGTTGTTTGATCTTTACGTTTAATATATAAACCATTACCTATTTGTTTTATACCATATTGATTATTTTCATCCCAATCAACCCAGTCATCAGCGTCGGGATCGGCAGCAACCATAGCCCTACGTATTTCACCTAGGATACCTTCTGCAGTAACAACAGTTTTACTATCAAATGAAGTAGGATCTGGTCTAATTAATCCAAGGTTAGCTTGTACTTTAGATTCACTATGTAGTTTGACAGTGATTTTATATTTAGCATTTTTCATCCAAACATAAAAAACATCACCTTCTCTCCAACCTTCACCTCCATATAATAAATCTACTGTAGTTGTATAACGACATGCATATTTTGGATTATTTGAATACTCACCTTCAGATACACTTTGACCAGTTGTAGTTATACGGAAATAAAGATTCTTTCTATCACTAGCATTACCTCCATTAGCTGTAACACTATAAGTATGTGCTGTATTGTTTGCATCTGATGCCTCACCACTATCCCCATGATCAATAGCAAAAATCCTTGTATCTACATTAGGGCAATAAGAATCTTCATTAGTATGATCGTTAGATGAAGCACTATTTAAACAACGTATATTATAATCAACACCATCAACTGTAGATCCAGGTAAATTACCAGATGGTGTAAATGTATCACCTGTATCAGAACTACCAGAAGCTGTTGCACAACTATTACTACTATCTATCTCTCTTTCTATATGAAGTCTTGTAGCAGTATAAACAGTAGTTAAATTGGTATTATCAAATAAATTTAATGAATATTGACTAGAATAAGCAATTTTTTTTAAACTAACAAACGCTTCATGAGGTCTAACCCCTGTCTTATTGGTATCAGACATAGCAACAGTTTTATTTCTGTTGACTAAATAAGTATTATCATTTAAAGTTAAAGTTTGTATATCACTTTCAATTATATTACCTGCACTATTAGTTTGCTTTAAATAATTTTTAACATCATCACTTTGGTAATCTACAACTTTCTCAGAACCATCACTGCATTTCCACATTCTGACAGTACCGTCACTTAATTGTATTCGTCCTATGTATTGTTCAGCTTCATCTCTATAATAACTAAACCATTTACAAGTAGGATTACTAGTAGACATTTCCGTAATAAATCTACTACCAGGACGTTTTGATAAGCCATCTGTAATATCTGGCATTACATTTATAGCAGTGTTTACTTGCCCTGGATTTTTTAATTGATCTGGTTGTTGTGATATACCACCAGTATAGGTTGGTATAGTTTGCGTAACACTTGCCATTAGCGTCTCAGTGTAGTATAAGGTTGATATGAATTATAAGTTGTACCATGACCTCTAGGGAATCCAAAGTAGGATGGATTACCCATATCACATTCGTAATCTATACATGAAGCTCTAGATTTAGCTTCATCTTGAGCTAACAATTGAGCTAAAGAAGGGTTAGATACTAATTGAGTGGCAGCCCTAACAGCAGCTCTATAAGTTATATATCTTTGAAATGGGTTTGGTAAATCACTAAATGGGTATAAAGTTACAATATCTAAATAAACAGGATTATCAAATACAAATGTATGATCTATCATATCATATAATTTACCAGCTTTTACAACTAAATCTTGAGTTTTTTTATTTAGACCATCGTGTAAAGTATAACGTAATGTATTAGTTGGTACTACTAAATTTTTATTAGCATCAGGTTTTATTTCTACATGAGGTTCAGTATTAAAATGCCATCCTTCATTTTGTACATCTTTATTTATTTCATTTAATATATTATAAATAAATGAAACTTCAGGATTCTCATAATTTAATGTTGTAACTGGTGATTGACCGATAGCCCCGAGAATTGAATTCACTGCGGATAGTTCGGTATCGGTGTCAATTGTCGTCGTTGCCATAGGTATAAATATTTGTGAATAAAAAAAAGGGGACCGTGAGAAGTCCCCTTATATAAATAAAAGCTGATGTTAGAATGCAGCGTTACCAGATGAACCGGTAGCAGCACCTGCGATTAGCTCAACGCAAGCAGCTGGGTTTAGGTAATCAGAACCCATTGCCAAGCGTCCAAGGATAACGTCACCCTGATAAATCACGGATACGTCACCAGAAGTTACTTGAACCTGAGGTCCGATTGCTTCAACTACACCTGCGCCTTCTTTCTGGAAGATAAGTCCGCAAGAGTTTGCGAATTCAGTCTCTTCACCGTACTCGTTGTCACCACCAATTCCAGTTACGTCATTAGCAGCGTCTTCCATATCTACGCTGGTGAAGGAGCCAGTATTACCTGGATCAGCTACGTTAGGAATTACAGCAGTATCTCCACCGTACTTAGTACCATACTTACTGAAGAATGGTATGTTCATTGACTTGAAGATCTTAATGCCTGCAATCTCAATGATTCCTTGACCAGACTGAACTGATGCACCCTGGACATCACGATTAACCAGTCCGCTGTCGCCAACATTCTGGATCAATTCATAATATTGTCTTGGGTTTAGTACACCAACACGTCCTTCAGAACTTACACCCTTCTCATCTAATGCAGCTGCAGCATCATAGAATGCAGAGATTAGTGAGGCAGGTACGTAAGCGTCAGAAGCTTTGTCGTTAGTACCAACACGGATTTGTGTTCCGCCTGGTTCTACGAAGTTAGCCTTAGTAATTGGATGTGCTGCACGAGCACCACGAGCGATTGATCTAAAGATTAGACGGTCATATTTCTCTGCGAGAGCGTAACCGATTTTTCTAGAGATTTCACCACGTAGGTCGTAGTGAGCAAGTGTTTCGTCCAGTTCGTAAACGAAAGCTGAACTGATTAAAAGATCATCACAAGTGATGGTCTTCTCTGCTACTGGAGGTGCTCCGTCGGAGTTACCTAGGATACTCTGACCTGGTACATGGTACTCGGCAGTAGTGCGACCCGTGTAGATGAACTGCAATGACTTGCCGTTCTTCAGGGTTCTCTTGGTAACAAGGTCTCTAGCAATTGTATTTCGCTGGAATCCTTTGAACATCTCTCCAGAAAACAGTTTAAGGTAAAGCGCTCTTGCATCACCGGTCGAGTTCGATTGACCCGGGCGCGTTAGATCGGCAAGAGGCTCGTTACTATTCTGATGAGCCATTGATATGGGATAAATGTATTGTTAACTGTCTTACGTACGTAATGTTTTGCGCATATTATGTTGTCGTTGTAGGTCTTTCCCTACCGTCTAGACGGCTAAAGGTATCCATGCTTACATGGGCTAAAGCCAATGAAAGAGAGGTCCGACTCTGAGGTGCCTCTCTTCCTGCTCAACCTAGTAGAGCTTCCTCTAATGATTGAGGCTCATCATCATCCACACCAGGTGGTTGAGAATCACTAGGTGTTAAATCCGGTTCAGGATCTTTAATATCTGGTGAGTAAGATGTTACGTTTGCAGTCATTGCTGCATTTTGATGTGACATTAATATTCCTCTAATTGACATGGTGGACAAGATCTACAATGTTCATGTTCATACATGTGTAAACCCTCTATCATGATAAAGAACCCCAGGAGTAGCATAGGCGCTACCCATGGGGATTCTAAATACTTCATTAGAAGCTAAACTTAGCCCCAAGCTTGGTCGCCCAAGCATTATCATTGTCTGTATCTGAATCGGCAGTAAGTACTCCAAGCTCACCATAGAAGTCAAGCTTCTCAGTGGCAGCTACAGTTGCACCGACTTTACCAGATAATCTGTTTTCATTATCCTCTCCGTCAACTGATACTACAGCAGGACCACCTTGAACATAGTATCCAAAGGTATCAGTTCCGCCTTCATATCCAACGTGAAAGTCAGTTACTCCGCCTTCATAATCAGAGCCGGTATAACCGGAATTGTTCTCTACGTTTACGTAGACTCCTGCGGAAGCCGGAAGAGCAACGATCGTGGAGGCTAGTGCTAGTGCTAATGTTTTCATTTAAATAAGTGTTTAACGTGTTCTTTTGTAAGGCACGCCGCGATACTTCAGGGTGACTTGCTTTTTTACTTGCATTGTCTTTCTCCATAGTACCACACCCCCGTTCCATGATGTGGTTTCATGCGTTCCCACTGGGAATGAACGGACGCGAGTGCCTGTTGCTTCTACTGGATTCGACTATCCGAGCCGCAGTGTTCCCTAGAATACTCCAGGGAAAATCTGTCCTGTGAATATGTAAGCGCCAACTGCTGCATTGAATCCAATCATTGCAAGCCAGCCGTTTACACGTTCAGCGTTTTGTAAATATTCTCGTGTTGTTGGTGGTTCGATTACTTCAATCTGTGGTTCACGAGCGTGTACGTTTGAGGTCATTAAGATAATAAATTAGGTTAAT